GTCACTGTGAAGTACCTTTTATCCAAACACTGAGATTACAGTCGCAATAACCGACTTCTTTGGTTTGCAAGTGGTTTCCAGGTTACAATTTGGACATATACCGCTAATCAAATACCTATTTTATATGGATCGACATAAAATAAACCCGTATGTGAAATTAGAACACGAGAAGAAGGAATGCCAGTCAACAAAGTGTGAGTGTTCCTACATGGACATGGTGGGTGAGCGTGCCCCAATGGCCAGTTACCGTTGTAGGGCGATGAGGTATTTTGGAAAAGAGCGGAAAAGTAATGATCAGATGATAGCTTCGCTTTTTGAAGACTTGTCGTCGCATTTTCAACTTATTGGGACAAAAGTGGTATCCCGCCAGCAGGCAACGGCGGTGGCTATGTTAGAGGATATGGTGGCCTCCTCTCCGAACATGACTCGAATTACTGCACCCTTTCCTCACTCGTATTTTCCTCAGTCTATTCCACATCCTGAGCTTTTAGAGCCTGTGAAACGAGTACTCGAAGATTCAGATAAATATTTTAGAGATGAGTACTATTCCCACTATATACCGCACCGAAAGCATCATGTTTCTGAGTGTAATGGAGAAAAAGTGTTGTTTCCGACTTTGGCCTCTTTGTGCTATCAAGCCATACCTGATGCTGGGGTGTTTATGCCGGCCTACGAAGCTCTTAAAACTTATGATGGTCGCCGTCAGTCGGTCTCTGCTATGGCCGACCTAAGTCCCGAAAAAATAGTGTCTGCGTATAAAAAGTTGTCAGTTCCACCAGACAATCCTTTGATAGCGGAGATAATGCCTTCCTATGAAATTGCGTTAAATAGATTGTATTATGCGATGGGTACAGCGGATTTGAAGGGGACAATTGTAGCGAACATTGATCTCGAGTCGCTGGAGGGTGTGTATATGGGCTCTTCTAATGGGAAAAAACCCGGGCCCCGAGAGGAACATCATGTGTCCGAAGGAGTACGATTGAGCAAGGATCCTTGTGGCAAGAAGTACGAGAATTTCTATCCGACTGTCAAACAATTTATGGACTTCATTTTAACAGGAGATCGCCCTACTACGGTGTCTAGTACCGCTTTGAAGGATGAAATGAAGCATGACAGAGATAAGCCTAAAGATCCTGATAAGTATGCAGCATGGCTGCAAAAAGTGCGTATTTTCATAATGCCTGATGGGTTTATACCCTTTGTTGAACGAGTTGCGGCTACTGCGGTTCGTCGGAAGATAGAAGTGGGAAATGTTATACGTATAGGGCAGACCTGGTCGCATGGAGGTATGGACTTTTTGGCTCGTGCATTACAAATTGACGATGATATAGACGATTATGTTCTGGAAGAGGGAGATTTTAATAGCTTAGACACTACGGTTAGACAAAAGCTCATTGAACTATTCTATGCTGCGTCCATATATTACTTTAAGCCTGATGTTGGTGATTATGACATAATATTGGCTTGTATTCAGCTTCTTATAGAGGACATTTCACAGCGAATTACGTTATTGTATGGTGACATATGGGTAATAATCACAGGGAATGTCCCATCTGGAATATGGAATACCTCAATGGCTGATTCTTGGATAGTCGCCCTTTTATTCTTCTGGTATGTGTCGCACCAGATGAAAATGATGCCTGCTAAGGTCAGACGGTTGTGTGAAAAGTATCTTGTTGTTCGAAAGATACACATAGTTGACTATGGAGATGACCATGGGGTGCGTACCCCAAAGGACGAATTGGTTAGACAATGGATAAGTCTTCCTGGCTGGAATTCTTGGTTGGGTAAGTATTGGGGGATGCAGATCAGGGACATGAAGCAAGTACCATTTCTTTCTGTTCCTAGCTCATTAGGATATCTGATAACAGTAGGACTATGCTTTCTGAAGTATTATGCGGTTCGTAATCCTGAATATGGCCGTCCTGGCCAGCCAAAGTATCTCCCTTACCGTCCTACGGCTGAGATAACACTCAGGCTCATTTGGTCTCGTGAACCCCGCCGCCGTGATCTGTATGACATAATGCTTTCTTGTTTAGGTCATGCTTATGGTACGTATGCTTCTAATTTACATGCCTACCTTTTTCTTCGGACTGTTTATGCGCATATACTCCATGCTCTTGATTTAAAAGAAGAGTTGGCTGTCTCTAATATGATGTCCTTCAAGTCAGAGAAGTTGATGAAAGATATGAAGAAACGAGGTATGACAGAGGAGCAGTTTAGGTATGGCTTTCCTACTATGGAGAAACTGTTTGCTCTGAATGTAGTGGACCCTGCTCGTGAGTTTTTAGGTGCTACTTATTGAGATGCCTGTATTCTCCAGAGGCTATAATATCTGGAGAAATTAAAAAAAAATAAAAAATAAAAAAAAATTGCAAAATTCCAAAAATTCCCCTAAAAAGGATGAG